GTTTCCCAGTCACGATCAACGGGGGCGGTTGGTTTGATGTTAATCTAGTTAGGTTTAGAAAAGGTAGGCCTGAAAAATTTGGTGGTTGGGCAAAACTTTTAAGTAATACTTTTTTAGGAACTTGCAGGGCTCTACATGCTTGGATTGCTAATTCAGGTGAAAAATATTTAGGTCTTGGAACACATCTTAAATATTACATACAAGAAGGTACAACTTTTAACGACATAACCCCTCTTAGACTTACAACCGCTGCTGGCGACGTTACATTTTCTGCGTCAAATGGAGATGCGACAATTACTGTCGCTGATACAGCACATGGGGCAGTACAAAACGACTTTGTAACTTTTTCAGGTGCAGCAAGTTTAGGTGGCAATATTACTGCTACTGTTTTAAACCAAGAATATCAAATCGCTACGATTGTAAACGCAAACTCATATACTATTGAAGCAAAAGACACAAGTGGTTCAACCGTAACTGCAAACTCTTCAGATACAGGAAACGGCGGTAGTTCTGTTGTTGGTAAGTATCAAATAAATACAGGATTAGATGTTTTCGTTCCTTCAACAGGGTGGGGTGTTGGTTCTTGGAGTTCAGGAGCTTGGGGCTCCTCTACTTCCTTATCTGTCTCAAATCAGCTTAGATTATGGACACATGATAACTTTGGCGAAAATTTAATCATCAATCCTAGGGGTGGCGGTATTTACGAGTGGATTCAAAATGACGGCCTTAATACTAGGGCTGTTGAGTTGTCAGGAAGAACAGGAGCAAATCTAGTTCCAACCGTAGGTTTACAAACAATTACCTCTGAAAAAGATAGGCATCTTATTGTTCTTGGTGCTGATCCTTTGAATACAGGGGGTACGGCTAGAACAGGTACAGTAGATCCGATGTTTATTGCTTTTTCTGATCAAGAAAACGAATTAGAGTTTGAGCCTTTAATTACCAATACTGCTGGTTCATTAAGATTATCCGCTGGCTCAGAAATTATTGGCGCTTGTAAAGCTAGACAAGAAATACTTATTTGGACTGACACATCCTTATACAGCATGCAGTTTGTAGGGCCGCCTTTCACATTTGCTGTTAACTTAATTAATCAAAATACTGGTATGATTGGTCCGAAAGCATGTGTATCGGCCCCAGGAGGTGTATATTGGATGGATACCAATAGCTTTTACCTTTACAGTGGATCTGTAAAAGAAGTCCCTTGTAGCGTTTTAAATTACGTTTTTAGCGATTTAAATCAAGAACAAGCATTTAAAATACATGCTTTTACCATAATGGATAAAAGCGAAGTAGGATGGTTCTATCCTTCCTCATCCTCAAATGAAGTAGACCGTTACGTAATTTACAATTATGAAGAAGGTACTTGGATATATGGACAATTAGAGAGAACAGCTTGGTTGGATGCTGGTATTGAGTCTTACCCAAGAGCCGTTTCAAATGGTTATCTTTATGAGCAAGAAAAAGGCTTTGATGCTGATGGATCACCTATGACTAATGTATTTATAGAAAGTTCAGATTTAGATATTGGAGATGGTGAAAGTTTCCAATTTATAAGACGTTTAATACCTGACATTAAGTTTTTACAAGACAGTAACAATTGTTCCGTAAATTTAGTTGTAAAAACGAGAAATAACCCAGGTCAATCTTTGTCTACAAGATCAACAAGTGCTATCCAAAGCAATACGGGTCAAGTAAATATAAGGGCTAGAGGTAGACAATTAGCTCTTAGGATCGAATCTGATGATGATGCTTCAAATGATGGTAATTTGGGTATTGGATGGCGTTTAGGAGCAACCCGATTAGATATAAGACCTGATGGTAGAAGATGAGCAAATTACTGCCAAGTCAGCTTCCTTTAGCCCAAGGGGAGTATGTTTCTGCCGACCTTTTTAATAGACTTGTTCGCATTTTAGAGATAAACTTAGGAGCAGTAGACCCCGATAATACTTTACAATTATCCACTACTGAACGTGATCAATTAAATTTTAATATTGGCACGCTAATATTTAACACTACAACAGAGGTGTTGCAAGTGTTTGATGGGACTGAGTTTATTGATTTAACCACCCATAGAACATATTTAACGGGATTTTCTGCTACAAGTTCAGTTGGTTCTGTTACTGTATCAACACCATAAAAGTGCTAACATAATGGTTATATTAGTATGCTAAACGAAGAACAAAAAAAACAACTATCAGGAATTGCATCATTAGGTCGTAATGAGGACACTCAGCTAGCGCACGTTGCCGTTGGCGAAATGATTGTACCTCCACAAGCGATAACACCTTCCACAAAACGCATGATTCAACAAGATATGTTGGAGGCAGGCGTAAATCCAAATAGATATGTTGTGGGTGGTGATATGTCAATCAATCCACAAACAGGATTACCTGAATTCTTTTTGAAGAAATTAAAAAAAGGATTATCTAAATTAAATAGAATTAGAAAAAAAGCTGTAAAAACATTAGCACCTATTGCAGTTAATTTTATTCCAGGAATCGGACCAGTAGCTTCTGCTGCTTTAACAGCTGGAATTGAAAAGGCAACTGGCATGAGTACAAAAGATGCTCTTCTAAGTGGAGTCGGTTCATTTTTAGGTAGCAGAGTACCAAAGGGAGGGGGTCAATCATTCTTCCAAAGAGCTAAAGAATACGTTTTACCTGGACAAGATAAAGTTGGATTATTGGGTAATTTAAAAAAAGGGGTAGGTAGTTTCTTCACACAAGGAGGAAAATATAATCCTATTACAGGTCAAGGGCAATCAAGATTAGGCAGAATTGAAGACTTCTTAAAAAGACGAGTTACCGAACAACTAACACCTGGATCATATCCTGAAGGGTATCAAACTGTTTCAGGTCAAGGAATGATGTCCCCACAAGATTACCTCAATCAATTCCAAGGTGGCTCACAAATAATCAACGGCGTACAAGTTATACAAGGTAAAGATGGTCAATACTATCCTTACGATCAAGTAAGACAACAATACGATAGTTTAGTACAACAATCCCAAGGTGGGTTTATGCCTACTGTACGTAGAGGACAGTCACAAGGTGGGTTTTTGCCTGCCGTAACTTTGGATAGTTCTATTATTCCGTTTCCACAACAAAGTCAAAACAGGCCACCACTTGAAGCGCTTAGAAGTGGTGCAGGTAGTTTCTTTGGTTTTAAGACCCCCAGGTTTATTAAGGGTATTGAAGACGCAATAAAAGGACCAGAAGGGGGCGGTAGATTTTTCGGTAGAAGAACCCCTGAATTCATAAGAGGTATAGAAGATAAATTAAAAGGTGGAGTTCAAGCCTTAAATCCATTCAGGATTCCTGAAGAAGGTGCAGGACCCTTAATCGACCCAGCTATTGCAGCGCTAGCTGTTGGATACGGTAAGCTTGTAAAAGAAGCAGCTGAAAGACAATCAGGTGGAATGGAAGATATCAGACAATCATTAAGACCTGATCTAGCACAACCTGCTACCTTTGGGGGTGGTATGGGGTTTGATGTAGGTTTACAAAGATATAATCAAGGTGGAGAAGTATTAGATATGAGGGACGGAGGTGAGTCCGAAGGCCCTGGAACAGGAACAAGTGATGATATACCAGCTATGTTGAGTGATGGCGAGTTTGTTATGACTGCCAAAGCCGTACGAGGCGCTGGTGCGTTTGAAGTTGAGCCTATGGACAACGGTATTATGTTAGTAGCTAAAGACAAAGCAAGCAGAGAGAAAGGCTCTGATAACATGATGACATTAATGAGAACATTTGAGAATTACGGATAATGGCAATTTACGATCAATTAAGAGAAGCATTTTCAGGTCAATATGAAAGAGCAGCACCACAAAAACCTATCCTTATGGGTCAAAGTGGCGTTGAAACTTTAGGAGATCCAAGGCTTACTCAACTTTATTTTGGAACTGCTGGAGAACCTGGCTATCTACAACAGTTGCAAAGTGCAGCGAGAACTCTTATTGGCCAAGATGTACCTTTACAACAGACAGCTGGGATTTCAGGATTAGAACAATCTGCTATACAACAAGCTCAAAGCGGTATTGGTGCATATCAACCGTTTTTAACTAGACAAGAAGATTTATTAAACGAGGCCATAACAGGTCTACGAGGTACCGCAGGCAGAGAATACGACCCACGTTTTACAAAAATGTTTATGGATCCGTACGAGTCTTCTGTCGTACAACAAACAATAGATGATGCATTACAAGCATCTGCCCAACAAGATATTATGCAAAGAGCCTCAGATATCGCTAGAGGTGGTGAATCTGCATTTGGATCAAGGGCTAGGCTTGCTGCTGGGGAAAGGCAGAGAGCACTTGGCAGAGGTCTTGCAGAAAGTATCTCAGGTATAAGGTCAAGAGGCTTTGGAGAAGCTCAAAGACTAGGTTTAGGCGAGTTTGGCAGACAATTACAGACACAAGCAAATGTTTCAAGCGGTATAGCAAATCTTGGCCGTCAGTTTGGTCAACTAGGTGGTTATGGACAACAGCTTGGACAATCTCAAAGACAAGAACTTATGAATCTAGGACAGTTACCTAGAAACATTCAAGAACAACAATTCCAAAGACAGTTTGCACAACAAACAGCTCAACAGCAAAGACCATTGGGTGTGCTTTCTGGTATTGGTGGCTTGTTACCTGGCTATCGAGCAACTGCTGGTACTATAAGTTCTACTTATGGCTTACCGAGAGATCCATTAACAGCTGGATTGCAAGGTGCAGCAGGTCTTTATGGTGGCTTGTATCAAAATGTTTATGGTGGTCAAACATAAGGAGTCAAAGTGAATGTACTTGAAAGAAAAATGTTCGTTCAAAAATTCCAAGCAGGTGGAGATGCCAGACTTCCTATAACCGTTATTATTGAGGAAAGGAAAAAAAGAGGCTTACCTGTAAGCTTGAATGATCCTGAAGTAGTCGCACAAGCAGAAGCCTTACAAAGAGGTTTGCCTGTATCTGAGATATT